ACCACATTTTACCAATTTAAAACAAACTGGAACACCGGGAGTTCCTGGTTCATTACCAGAAGAAGTTGTGTATCTTAACTTATTTGAGATAACTTTTATCTTACCTACAATATTAGTAGATGATCAAGGTAGAGACCCAGTTCTTTTGTTAGAAAATGCTACAAAAGTAAACTTAGGAGGTGCTAACCTTACAGCCTTTGATGTTGGACAAGCTACTCAACGTTTTAAGTATTCAACAAGAGAGTTTTTAACTACACCAACTAAAACGTCTGGTGAACTTTCTATACCATTCCAAGTCAATGTTAATGATGCTGGTTCAATGGAAGTTTGGAATACGTTAAAAGCTTGGTATGATTTGTTATTTAACTCTCAAAATGGTTATACTCACTATAAAGCAGACCTTATTGGTTCTATTATTGTAAACCAACACGATAAAAAAGGTGTTGTGTTAAGAAGAGTAACTTTTAATAGTGTTCAGTTAAAGTCATTGACTGGTTGGGATTTAGATTGGTCTTCTAATACAATCGTTCAGGATGTTACAGGAACATTTGTATGGGATTACTTTGTTGATGAATACATTGATAGTGCTAGTGAGCAAACTGTTGCGGCTCCTACTGGATTATACTAATACTAAAAATATTTAGTAAAACCCTCTTTAATAAAGAGGGTTTTTTTTGTGCAAAAAAAACCCTCAGAATCTGAGGGTTTTTTATTTAAAATTTAGGGACATTGTTTGTCATACTTTGTGCATTTCTCATCATTGAGTTTGCATCGAAGTTACCCATTTGTTTGTTTTGAGCTTCTTCGTCTTTCTTTCTCTGTTTTTCTTCCTCTTCAACAATCTCATTAACAATTTTAATATTTTCTTCGAACATCCAAAATGGCCATTTATCAATTGATAATTCTTGAAGATTGAAATGTTTCTGAAGTAAAAGTTTATTCTTTAATATATGCTTCAAAGGCATCGTGAATAACGAAAATGCCTGAGGCTCCGTTGGGAAATTGCATATCTGTGCGGACCTCCTCTCCGCACGAACAATCATATTTCAGTTCTTTTACACCAAATGTCATTTTACCTATGGCTGAATTCAAAAATTGAAATGATATATCATCCATATCTTCAAATTCGCGTAGTTTTGATTTTATACCATCGTATGTTATAGATGTTCTACCAGGTAACATAAAAGGAATTATTTTCAAGAAAGAAAGGTTTGGTGTTCTTTTTTCTTGATTTTCTTTAATGATATAATCTGTAAAAGATTTTTGTAAACCAATATTTGGAGGTGTCACCTCGAATTCTTTTCCGTTTTTCAATCTAAAATGAAAAGAATTTGTAGATGGGCTGTAGAATTTTTCTAATTTTTCATCTACGTCATAATATACAAATGTACTTCTTTTTATTTCTATTTGTGTTTCTGTATTACAAGCTTTACAATTTGTTTTTACTGATAGACTATTTCCCTGTTGAAAAGTCAATTCTCTTATAAGGAATATCAGATATAATCTATCTTGGTCTCTAATTTCTAAATAAGAACCAACTCTACCGTCAGAGTATTTTACTCTTATACAAGATTGTAACATAGAATTCATCTTTTCTACTATATCGTAAAAGTTATTATCGTCAACCATTGAATATGCTTGAATTTCTTTTACTTGTGCTGCTCTTACTTGTAGTAGTGTTCCGGATGGATAAAACTTACCGCAAGGTAATTCTTTTACATCAAAACTGAAGAAATGTAAGTCATCTACTCTTTGTTCTATCACGGGTTCTGCATTTTGGAAAGGTATATCGCTAAATTGATTTTTACCTTGATCCATTTCGGTCAAATGTCTTTTTAAGTATTCTTCTTCAGACATTTCATTCTTATTATTTGACATATTAATTTGTTATTTTTTAAATATATATTCTATATAACTATTCCTCTATTATAATAATTAATACGTTAAAAGTTTAATATAAAACAAAAAACCCTCAATAAATTGAGGGTTTCTATTTTTATTTGATTAAATTAAGGATTTATAAATCCACCAGCGCTTATAGCTCCTGTTCTTAGAATTGTGATATTGTTCACAATAATACCCATACCTTTAATTGGTTCTACATAGGTATCAAGAACACCAATTTGATTATCTATAATCTCTGGTGTATTGTTTTCTTCGTCCATTTTGTTGAAGAAGTTATAAAGACCATCAAGTTCAATCAATACCTCTCTAACGTGAATGTAAGATAGAGCTGATTTGTAAAGTGTTTGAGCAGTGTTTTCAGTTTCAATTACATATCCTCTGTTTCTTTTGAATACAAGTGGATTCATTTGTGCTTGATTCATATACTCTACATCACTCGGTGTGAAATCCATTTCAAGTCCGTTTATATTTGTAATTCTACCATTAGTAATACCAGCTGATATTGTCCACGGTGTAACAGATGTGACATTTGAAATGTGTTTTCTCATAAATGTAGTTGCTACGAATGGTGCTGGTGGGTGTTCTAATGGTCTACCGTTGTCATTAATTAACACGTATGGACTAAAGTAACCTACACAAGTAGAACCAGCTCCTTCTCCAAAAGAGTAAAGGAATGCCGGGTTGCTTTCAGGATCACCTCCTTGTGCAACATATTCTAATTGTAACACACCCTCTGCGTTTACAAATGATGGTGAAGAAGAGTTTTTGAATTGTCTCAAAGATGGCATATTTAATATACCAAATGCGTCTAATCTTTCACCACATATATCAACTAATTGTTGTTTTGATCTCTCAGTAAGACCTAATCCAAATGAATCAATTAGATATCTGAAGTCTATTGCCTCTTTATTTGTAATTGCTTTGAATAAAGGTGTTCCTTTAGATACTAAGTTTAGTATTGAATTTTGTCTAGTTTCTGTACCATCTGGTAAAGATGCTTGTCTTATTCTGAATCCATCCAAAGGAATTGCTTTGTATGTAGTTACATAATTTTCGATGGAAACGTATCTCATTGTTTGATAATCACCACCAAAATTGTATTTTTTAATTCTAGCATCACAAGTTACTTCTGTAAGAGTAGAGTCACCTGACCAAGCTCTTTTGCTAAGAATTCTTGTTAGTTTTCTTGGATATTGACCTAATTGTAGAGTACTTTCGTCTACATAAGCTTCTAAGAAATCACCTACTTTTACTTCAGTATATCTATCACCTTTGATAAGTATCTTATTTGGTGTTTGAACATATGATGTAGGTATTTCAATCTCAACTGTTTGTTTAAGATTTGATTTATTAGATTGAATATAGAATGTATTATTAGCTTCAATATTAACATCTTCATCTGATTCAAGAAGTTCATCTAAAAATTCTACTTGTAGGTCTCCGTCATTTTCAAGATACATTTTTAAGTAATGTTTCTTTAAGAAATTATAAACAAGATTTTGCTCAGGTAAGTATTCAAATTCAACTTCCTCATTAATCTGGTAAGCGAATCCATTTGGTATACCCAATTCATTAGCTAATTCATTTGGTGTCATTAACGGATCAACCGCATTTGTTACTATGGTGAATGTGCCTTTATTTAATTGAGCACCTGGGAACAAAATTTGTTCATAAGTCTGAAAATCTAATTGAATTGCCGCAGCAGTGGCTGACATCGCATCTGTTTCAAAAACAATGTAGTCATATCCTGCATATGATGAAGTAAGACCCGCAGCTACTTCTCCGTCTAAGAACGTAATGTCAACCATTTCACCTAATAAAGTGTTTGTTGAACCACTATAATCTTGATAAAGTCTGTTGCTGTAGAAGAAGTCTCTAGTATTTGTAATACCATCATAGTATCTTGAATAAAACTTAGAATATTTAGCCACGACACCGTCTGTTGTTGTTGCTGCTGATTCTTTTGTAGATACTGATTCAGAACCAAGAATAAATTCGTTATCTAATGTATAAATAACAAGTTGACCCTGTAATACTTCTGATAATTCAGATGAAGTTAGTCCTGTTTTCAAAACAAAAGATTTGTTTTGAGTTGAATTAGTTTGAATATCACTAATTTCAATTTGGTCAAAACTAATTTTTCTATAATTTTTAGTTTTTCCTAAGTTTAGAGACATTTTATTTTTATTAGGGCTATCAATAAGATTTACTAATCTATTAAACATTTTAAACCTTCTGTATTGTGCATAGTTTCTTACTGAAGGTTGTGTGTTTGTGCCTAAGAATTCAATTTTTATTGAATCTCCAGAACCAACGCCATTCACTTCTGATATATAGAAGTCATTTCCTGATGCTGTTCCAAAGTTAAGGTTTTTGAATCCGTTAGAGTCAATTGTTACTCTAGACATAGTTTTTCCACCAGCGAATTGACCATTGCTACCTATTCCGAATGTTACATAACCTAAAACTACATCTGTGCTACTTACCGTCGGATAATTAGTGCCGTCAAATGCTAAAGTAGATGTTATTGTTTTAAATTCTCCTGTAGAGTCTACAACAAAAGTTGCTACATATGAGTTTGTGCTAGATGATATAGGATAATCACTAGAATTAACAGTCAATGTTTCTGTAGTTGATGATGTAGTTGATAAAGTTATATAAGTATCACCAATAATAGCAAAAGCTCCTGCGCCTACATTATAACTAATTGAAATAGAACCAGTTCCAGTTAAGCTTGTTGTTCCTTCTTCCACGTTATAAACTGACCCTTCACCAAACCATCCAGTTCTATTATCACCGTTATTGATAACTGCTGATGTTGTAGCAGGATCACCGCCTCCGTTAGGTCCGTAAATACCTGATTCACCAAAAGCGTGTTCATCCTGACCTTGATATCCTGAACTATAAGCACCGGTTGCTCCAAATATAGATGTTACGTTTCCTGGTAAATCTAATGGAACTGCTGTTATTTCAATTTGTTCAGCAATTGTTTCTTTATATGATAAAAAGTCAATATCTGCTTCTACTTGGCCAACAATTGTATTACCAATTATATCTAGCAAACCATTGTAGTAATCATCTTCTACTAAGTCTGTGTTGAATGCGCAGAATAAACCAGTTCTATCTGTGTCTCTGTTAATAGTGGTTTCAATGAAAATATTTCTACCATTTAAATCTCTAAAATATGGAATTAATGATAAACCTTCGTAGTATGCTAGTAGGTTTACATTTCTGTCATTGGCAAAATTTCTAATTTGTTCTTTTCTAAGACCCGATGCGTTAAAATAAGCACTCCATCTTGTATCAACAGCTAGTTCTTGATAGTTTGACCAGTCTCCTCCAACTACAACTACATCTACTAAATAGTCAGATGCGTAATCTTGTGGATTAACATAGGTTGGCATTTTGTCAATAGAACCGTACCATTCTAATAGAGTTCTATTGAATCCAACTAAACTTGATTTAAAAATAAATACTGATATTGCTCTGTCGGAAAGATTAGTGAAACTAAATGCTCTCTCTGCATAACCTGTATTATTTTTAGTTAAGTTAATGAATGACTCAGTATCTCTTTTCCAGAACCCTGTTGTATCGAAAAATCTTCTATAAGGACCATCTCTTAAAATGTCATTATTATATTGTGCTGATGAAGACATTGATTTATAATCAATTAAGTCTAAATTATCATCTGTCATTAAAAGATTCATCGCGAAAACTGGCGCTGTCTCAAGCATTTTTGCAACTGTTCTATGAAAGAAAGAACCTTTTCTTTCAAGATTTCTGTCCAATTGACCAAAAATGGCTTCAAAGTCACCAACTGTCTGTACTCTAATTGGTGTATTCACAGGTCCTTTTTTAGAAACACCTATGATAAGGTTAGTTATACCTTCAACAACTGGAGAAGCGATTATTGAATTGTCAAATTCTTCTATGAAGATTCCTGGTCTCTTGTATTTTCCAATTTGAATTGCCATATTGTTATTTTAATTTTTTAATTTAAAGTATATATAAAACTTTTAAAATGATATTTTTTCTATTTTTTCTCTGTTTCGGATATTTTTTTGATATATTCTTCCATATCCTCTTTCATTTGAGACATTTTTTCCTGATGTTCGGTAGTTAGCTCTTGTATTTCTTTTTGTTTATCAACAATTTTTTTGTTTTTTTCCGCTATTCTATTCTGAACATCTGTTAGTTTACCAACAATTGCGGCTTTAGTCTCTGAGTCTTTCACTAAAGTTGATTCTTCTCTAAAGTCATCTGCTCTTAATTTATCTTGAACTAACTCTTTATGAATAATATCAATTTCTTTGGTTATTCTTGCAATGTTGTTATAATCTACTAAAAATGGATTTCTCTCTTCTGATTCTTCACCTAAAATTGTTTTAATCTTTTCACCTGTCTCTTCTAAATTTTGAGAGTTTTTATAGACTTCATCAATGTTTTTTCAAAAGATTAAGTTTATCTTTTGATAATTTTACATCTTCTTTATCTGTGTCTTTAATTTCAAACTCATCTTCTTCTAAAAAGAGTTGATATTTTTTCAAATATTTCATTATACAATTGTACTTTCTCTCGTATTTGATGCTAGTCTATCTGTTGCGAAACCTTTTGCGTTTTTATAGCTGTAGTTTTCTAGCAAATACTTATTTTTTTCTTCGTCTTGACAAAGCCATTTTCTCGAAATAGTTTTTTGTTTTCCTAAATCAATGCTTGATGTGCTGTCAGATTTTAATCCTACAAGATTTACAATCGTTCCTTTTCTTATCATTTTATTGAAGTTTTGTGGTTTCATTCTCATAAGATATACATCTCTATCAAGTTCAGCCAATAATGATGAGTCTTTGAATGTCACTTCACCACCTTTTTTCTCAAAATCATTTCTGATATACTTCAATATGTTGAAGAATGTGCTTGAGTGGATAACATACAACAAATCATTATTCCCTTCTAAGATTAGGAAATATCTTTTTTCTGTTGTAAATTCTTTATTTTCTTTTAATTTTTCTTTTTCTTCATCAGATAGACCATCTTTAGGTATCATGTCAACTTCTAGTTTAATTATAGTTCTTTTCAAATCACCAACATTTTTGATTTCGAATTCTTTATCTTCAAAACTTAATTGAGTAGATTTTACTTTTTCTGCTATTTCTTGAGTCTGCTTAGTCTCCTCTGCACCACCAGGTGATATAGCTTCAGGCTTTATTTCACCAGCGGATTCAGTACCAAAGTATTTTTCAATGAATTCATGCTGTGCGCCTTTACCTGTTTGTCCTTGTCCATAGAGCTTAGAACCATCTAACAAATCATTTATTAGTTTTAGAAAAATAGGACCAGCTGCTTCTTTTAATTCATCACCTACTCTTATTTTAGTTTTCTTTGAAAAAATCGGTTGATATTTTCTATCTCTAGTTATGTCTAAAACTGCATTTTCCCACATATTAAATATTCTATTGTTTCTGTATGGTCCATTAGTACCTGACAAATTTTCACCAGAACCAAAGCTACCCCCACCAACAGGTGTGTACTCATTTGAAACACCTCTTGAAATTTTACCACCCGTTCTTCCACCTGGTATAGAATTTACTGTGTATAATTTGTAAGCTCGGTTAAATAACTTCAATACTGAGATAATTGGATCCATTCCATCCAGTGTTAATGCTGTTTTGACTTCAACATTTATTTTAACAACCTCTTTTTTAAGTTCTTTGTATTTTTGTTCTGTAACTAAGATTTTAGATATTTTAGATTCATAAATTTCTGTCCAATATGCGGATAGTATAGATTTTTGATTAGAAATAGTTACAAACTCAACATCTTCAAGTTTCTGAGCTTTATTATCATCTCCCTTACTCGTATTGTCATCTGCTTCATTTATTTTTCTGAAGCTATTATATCTCATTAATTTTCTAGAACTAAAAGAGTCCATTACATCAGAGATATTTTTATTTACCTCTTCTTTGTCTTCATCTGAAGTATCTTTTGTTTTTTCACTTGATAGAATATTCTTCATTGTTGTATTGAAACTTACTAATGCTGATTTCATTTCTGGACTTATACCATCAAAAGAACCGTCTGGTTTTTGTTTTGATACATTATATAAATTGTTAATTGAATCGGCTATTTTTGTATCATTAGATAACAATACATTTATGTCCTCTTTAATTAAAATTCTTTCTGATATTCCTTGTTTTTTTCTAATTTGAGTATAGATTCTATCTAAAGCGCCAGAGAATTTTGATGCTAACTGATTTTCTTCACTCATTTTTAAGTAAGATTCCAGACTTTTTATAGTATCCGGTTCTATTTGTATAAATGTGTCATATGTCTTTTTTAATTGTAAAAGCACGGGTGATTGTTGGTTTGCCTCGAATAAAAAAGAATCTGTTACTCTAGAAAGATTTTTATTATCTACCTCAGCAGTCACTTCTTTGTTTGACTTACCTAATTCAGAGCCTGGACCAACTTCTTTTCCAGCCACTTCTTTTCCAGCCACTTCTTTTCCAGCCACTTCTTTTCCAGCCAATATATTTTTACCTTTGTATAATTCCGCTTGTTTGTCTTTGGCTGATTTATATTGAATCATTAGCTGAGCAACTGATTTAAAGTTTTCGTTGTAAGACTTGGATTTTGAGTTGTCTTTATTTTCTTTATCCTCTTCATCTTTTTGCGCGCCTTCTTCTTCTTCTTTGAACTTCTTCTTCATTTCTTTGACTTGTTTTTGAAGTTCCTGTAATATTTTTATCAACTCATCTTGATTGTCTATTTCAACACCGATTTCAACAGAAATATCCTGTATAAGAATAATTACTTCGGTGATTATACTATCGACTTCTTTTAGATAGTCTTCGTCTTTTATTGGTGTCATTTTATCATCAGAAATCTCAAAGTTGGCTATATCTGCTAACTCATCAGAATCATCTCCTGTTGAAGCACTATCTATAATCGCAAGTTTAATATCTCTTATTATAGTACAGATAATTATCATTACCATTTTTTTCTTATCTTCCTCGGATAACTCACCTACAAGCGAATATTCAATAATATTGTCAAATTCTGTTTTTAACCTTCTTATTAATGGTTGTATTCGAACTATATTAACTCCAATACCTATTTTTCTCCTTATTGCATTAACTAATCTTCCGACTAATGTATCACCCCAAGGCACATCATTACTAAATGGACCAGAGTTAGTCATGTCAACAGACTCATTTAGTTTAAAATCTTCATATTTTACTGTTTTTATAGCATTGAGAAATTCGTCTCTGTTATTTAGATATTTCATTCTAAAAAGTAATTTTTTAGGTATATATTAAATCTAAAACATCTATTTCTAAAAAATTTTCAATAAAATATTTGTTTATTTTTAAATAAGCCTTATATTTGTATTATAAAAATTACCACTATGAACATAATTTGTATAGACTATTCAATCACAAAAAATCAAGATCTTAAACTTATCTGTGATAAATACAGCTTAATTTTTGAAGAGATTTTAGAAAAAAGAACTAAATATAATCTACATAAGATTTTTATAGATTTAGATTCTCATAAATTATTTGCTTACACATTTAATAGCGATAAACAAAAGGTTCACTTTACTGACGTTGTTGATAGTGTTTTTCTTTCAATTCCAAATTGTGTTGTTGAGATTGATTCAAATATTTCTATTGAATTAGATGTGGATAAAATACTTGATAAAATACATAAATATGGTATGAGTTCTTTGGTGAAAGAAGAAAGAGAATTTTTAGACGAATTTTCAAAATTATAAAATTGTAAAAAACCGAGTAAAAACTCGGTTTTTTTTATTTAAAATAATTTTTTTTTAATAAATCTTTGAATTTTTTAAAAAATCCACACCTAACAAATATTTGATAAAAATTACAGAATATATAACTTATAATTTATTATTTATTATGGAATTTTTAGAATTAAAGTATAATGGAAAAACTTATACTAACCAAAGAGAAATCATAAATATACTAAAGTCACTGAAATTTTATTGGTTAATAGATGCTGAGGTCGATAAGGCTATAGTTGAAATTCATAATAACACACTGATTTGGCATGAGGGTATTTTTATGAATGGGGATTGGTTATATGGTATATTTAAAAATGGTGGATTTTATGGTAATTGGTTGAATGGAATTTTTGAAGACGGCTATTTTAATGGTGTATGGAATAGTGGTATTAGACTAAACAAAAAATAATAATTTGTTATGAAGAAGAAAAAGTTATTACTTGAAAACGACCCATCAAAAACAATTTTTTCTGATGGTA